TCGACTATGTGGCCTGGTGTAATAATTTCCATTTTTTAGTCTTGTTGCCCTCTCTCTTTGAAGTTGCCAAATGTTGCTTACTAGGTCAAACTCATTCAGCATAAATTGTTCTTGTAGGCACTCTTGAGTTTCAAGAATTGAGGCTATCAGAATCCTCTTTGCTTGTGAGTCCATTAGCTATTGCCTTGATCTTGTCGAGAGTTGCGGTTGATGCTCCACCTGTTTTGGCTTCGCTGTATAACAATCGTAAACCCTCGATGTCACTCCCTAACGCCTCAGTCATCGCCAGCCAGTCTTTAGCAGTTGCCTTTGTATTTCTTGCAACCTTGTTCATCTCCTCTCGGCTTGGTCGTTTACCTTTAGGGCTAAACTCACCACCGAGTGCCGAGATTGCTCTACCCAAAGCTGAGGTAGCACAGTTTTCGACATGACTAATTTTGTTTACAGGTGAAGTGCCAATGCGTTCCTCGGCAAAGTCAACTGTGGTTGGGTGCTTGTCGTTCTTGTCTGTCCAGACCGAAGCTTTGATAACAACTTGGTTGTCAGTCATGCTAACGATGTCTAACTTGAACCGACCTGCCGGAAACTTTTTCCAAAATAGGTCAATTCTTTCTTGAACAGTCTGATAGGAATTAAGGTCGAACTGTGGCATTTACTTCCCTTTCTCGTGGTGTAGGTAGGGTGCGCCACCAGCTCTTGATCTAAGGCTGAGCAGATGCTCGCCGTAGATTAGACCTCGCTTTGCCCCATCCATTGCTTGTATAACTCTAGCCTTTAGCTCTGTCATTTTGGCGTTAGCCTTCTCAAAGTCTGTGACCGAGTTGATGTAGTGCATACCCAAGTCATCAAGGTCAGCCTCGGTGTCTGAGATACCAGGAGATAAGGCTCTGACTGTTTCAAGTGTCGAGTTGCTTCCATCCCAGTAAGGCATTTTCATGTCTAGGCAAGCCTGACGGAATCTCACAGCAGCATCCCAAAGTGTTTCGGCCTCAAACTCATCCCACTCAATGTCAAACTCCATGTAGCTCGACCCTGCGAGTGCAACTAACTTAGCTTGCTTGATACCGAATACTCTCATGTACCAAAGCACTTGTGCGCGGTAAGCCTGTGGAACACCTGACCAGTAGTCGCGCGAGAACTTGACCTCGACAATTCCCCACTCACCATCAGCGGTTTTGTAAAGTCCATCGGGGTTAGACCTAGCCCAAGGGTTTTCTTTGTTTGCCCATGTTCCTGTTTCGTAGATTTCTAGTTCAGGGTGTTCGTCAGCGAACAAGTCGAGTATCGGTGCTTCAAGTTTTGTACCGAGCTTCATACTCATGTTGGGTGTTACCTCGTCAGGAATCTGTCCTGTCTTTTTAGCCCACTTGGTGATTGCTGATTCCCAAGCACTTAGTCCGGTGATAGCTGCGATGTCTGAGCCACCGACTGCACCTGGTTCGTTGCGTAGATCGTGCCACTCTTGACTGCCGTTGGCAAAGTCACCGAGTAGGACTGCATCAAACAACTCGTTAGTTTCGGCTGGTAATTTATTTACTGGCAAGGTTTCCCTCTCTTTTCCTTGTCGCAAGGCCACGCTAACTCTCTCGGCGTGGCTTTGCTATTTAGTGTGTCTTTACTCTAATGTGAGCCTATGACATTACGCCAGATTGAACGCAAATACATTGAGTTGCAGGAAGCAATAAGAAACAATGATGGCGTTGATTGTAGCCAAGTCCCAGAGGTGTTTTTCCCAGAGGATGAGCATGACCCAGCAACTCGAAAGTCAATGGTGCAGGTAGCAAAAGAAGTCTGCGCTGATTGCCCTGTAAGGCTGAGGTGCTTTGACTATGCGTTATCGGCAGGGATGCAAGGCATCTGGGGTGGAACTACTGCTGAGGAACGACAGAAGCTAAGGGCTTAGTCCTCGTTGCTTGGAACGTTACGGATAGCAAGAGCTGATCCTGTAACAGTCAAGATTGCGGCAAAGACATTTAGAAGCGGTGAGGCAAGTTCCTCAGACAAGATACCGATAGCGACCAATAGTGGAACGATTGCGGCAATAACTCCGTAAATCCATTTACGAGTTTCAGGTGTTGGGTTTAGCATTTGTAGCCTTTCGTCTTGTCCTATCAGTTTACTCAACCGAATAAACGCTATCCAGCCAGAAATTGAGGGGCTGTGAGGCTCGTAGAGGGCTTGGCAGGTCTTGGCCTAAGTGATTCCCTTGCCAAAGCCCAAAGGCCGTCTATGAGGCTTACAAGGCTTTATAGGGCAATACCTATGGAAGTCTGCCCCAAGTAACCCAGCCAACAACGCCATCTACCCTGATGCCCTGCTCACGCTGGAACTGCCTGACTCTGGCATCGGTGATTGGGCCAAAGATGCCGTCAGCCTTGATACCTAGAACGCTCTGAAGGTACTTGACATTTGAGCCTGTTGATCCACGCTTTAGGAATCTAATTAGCCTTGGCTTGTTGCTGGCAGGTGGTGGGGTTGGAATGACTGGTGCAACAGGTGCGACTGCTTGGGATGCTCTCTTGTTGCACTCGGCAACGATGTAGTCAAGCTGTGAAAGTATGAATGGCCCAGGGCAAGCGGTAGCCGAATACTGCTGATGCCAAGCAATAAAGAACTCGCTCTGTACCTGAGTCTTGATGTTCTTAGCAAAGCCTCGGTTAGCTCTTGGTGAGATGCTTGCATGAAAGATAATGACATCTATCAAAGCCTCGATAGCGGCAGATGACACAGGCCAATCGCCACCGACAGATGAGTTGTCAATCTCAAAGGTCACAGCACTAGGGTCAGGCTGTCCACCTGTTGAGTAAGGTCTACGCTCTGGGTTTACGATTCCTGTTACAGCACCTGAGTTGGAGATGTGATAGGTCGGGTGAGAGTTGCGTGGGTTCTTGTTAGCAACATAGTTGAGGCCGTTAGTTCCTGCGACATGGTGAATGACTACTCCGTTGATGGCTTGCCCATTGCGAGAGCCACCGAATCCGTTGTCTTGTATTCCTGCAACCTTTGGATACCAGCTCATTATTTTCCTATCACTGTTAGTAGTAAACCGATTATTGAAACTATTGCGGCTGTCAAGCCTGTGTAAGCGACTCGCTCAATCCAAGCAAGTCTGGCAAGGGTGAGTTCTACTTCTCTGATTCTTTCCGGTACATCGTCAAGGTGATCTAGTTTCTGCAAGACCTGGATAAGAATTTGTCCATGCTCAAGTTGCTTCTTGTAGATGTCGGCCTGAGTAATCCGAACAGTAGTAGTTTCCTCAGACATTAGTTTTTAGTTTCCGAATCTTGTTGAACTGGTGGGATAAAGATGTCTAGCGTTGGGTCATAAGTAAATCCAATACCAGCGTAAATACCTCTTATCTTTCCATTGTAGCTTGTTCTTTTGCACGTTTGATTTCTAAAGTTCCCATACCAAGTTTCAGGGTCTAAGCCTTCGATAGTTTCGGTTTCGTCAATACCAACAATTACCTCTGTGACGATGTTGTTGTCATCTAAAAAAGCGTAATGAGCCATTATGCCCACCTGACATTTCCAGTACCTGCGGTTATTGTCGTGACCTTGTTAGCACCCACAGTAGAGGTTGAAGCAGTAAGCCCAGCACCGATAATAATGTTTAGGTTTGATGGGTATCTAAGGATTACAACACCAGAACCACCAGAACCACCCGCTCCACCTGTGCTTGTAGATGGGCCTCTACCACCACCACCAGAACCAGTATTTACAGTTCCATTACCAGGAGTTCCGTTATTGGCAGAACCAGCACCACCACCACCAGTTCCACCAGTACCGGCAGTTCCTGTTGAGTATTTACCACCACCACCACCGCCGGCTCTTGTTACAGCAGAACCAGTAATTGTAGAGGAAACACCAGCACCACCATTACCACCAGCAGAAGTACCCACAGCACCTGTGGCTGAAGCACCACCACCACCACCACCAGTATTTTCTCCAGAAGCAACACCAGCCCTTCCACCAGCAAAACCTTGATTAGTAGTTCCTGAACCACCTAAACCAACATTTCGGCCAGCACCACCACCACCAGAACCACCAGAATTTCCGTTTTGATTAGAAGCTGAATTAGCACCACCAGCACCACCACCAGTAGCAGTTATTGTAGAAAAAATTGAGTTAGAGCCATTTGTTCCTCTAGTGGGTGTGACAGCACCACCAGCTCCACCAGCACCAACAGTAACTAAATATTCCTCACCGACAGAAATTGTTGGTTGAGTTTCAGCAGAGCTTCCACCGCCAGAATTTTGCCCAACTACTGATGATCTATAACCACCAGCACCACCACCACCAGCACCATCACCATCAGCCTGAACACCACCACCACCAGCACCCCCAGCAATAACTAAATACTCAAGGCTAAACTGAGCTAAAGACGAGAGGATTCCAAAAGGAATAAGCATCAGACTGCCCTAGAGTTTCCAATGATTCTATAAGCATTGGTGTCAACACAAACTATTGAAACTGCCTCATAACGCTGACCGATTGCGTAAGCTGTTCCAGCCGTTCCTCGACCTGCAAAAGAAACAACAGTACCCGACCTGTTTATGGTTACTGTTCCAGCTCCGTCTTGCATGATGTCAACACGCTCTCCAGGCTCAAAGGCTGTGGCCGTTCCAATGCTTACTGTTACATTCGACCCAGAGGTAAACATCAGGGTCTTGTAGCGGTCAGCAGTTGCGACTGTGTAAGTGGTAGCAGTTGAGCTAGTGAGAGTTACCTCGTTAGATAGGTAAGTGTTTACATCTGCGGCATCTAGTCTTGTAAAAGACTCAAAGACTTTTCTTGGCATGGCTTCCTAACTATGGCCCTATTATGTTCTGGTTTAGGATACCCTTGGTTTCGCTGTCCAGAATAAACATATTGCGTTCGTTCCTAAGTCTAAATTCTATCTCATGGCTGGTTATCGTTATGCGGTGGGAGATGCCTGTGATTAGTCCAGCCGTAATCTTTGGATCTCCAATCTTGTTGGGCGTAAAGCTAACGCTGATGTAATCGTCAATCTCAAGGTCTAGCACCTGAAGGCGTTGCTCAATACTTAGGTTGCTGAGGTCAACAGTAATCGAGTCAACCCTTAGAGTCGGCTCATAATAGTAAGTCAGCAGGTCAGTCGCTACCTCAAAAGCACCTTGGTCAGTAGAGTTCAGCAGGTTGGTAATTGAGTAGCTTCTCACTCCGTAGAGTTGCTTAGAGCCTGGGGCTGAGGCAAGCTGGAGTGTGGCCGCTGGGTCTTGGGTAGTTCCCTCAACCTCGTTGTAAAGAAACTCTGATCCGTAAGACACATCTATCTTGGTGAACCGAATACCTGTACCAGCGTCTGTAAATTGAACCGGATTTGGCTCTGGGTTGGTAACTGTGACTGTAAGCAAAGATGGTGCGTTGCCGGCAGAGGCAGGAAAGGCTGGGGTAATCTCTACCGATGCGCTGTAAGGGCCAGAGTAATCCGAACCAGCAGCAACAGCAACAGCGTTGATAGCAGCAACTCGGTAGTAATACTTAGTTCCTGGTGTTAGACCTGTGTTGGTGTAGGTAAGGCCAGTAGTGCCGGTGCTGGCAACGATTGTGCTGAAGTTAATGTTGTCTGTTGAGCGTTGGATTCTATAACTGGTAACAGCTTTGCCACCATTGTCTGATGGTGCTGTCCAAGTAATAGTTGCGCTTGTCCCAGTAGAGCTGGCAGTAGGCGTTCCTGGTGCGATAGGCAAAGTATCATAAGCAACCTCAAAAACTAGCGAACCATTTGAAAGAGTCACCCCACCAACACGAACAACCCCATTGTCAGTAAAGTTGCCACCTGCTGCGGTGGTGTCCATTTTGATTGAAGCACCAAAGGCTGTATCAACAGAGTAAGTTATTTGTTTAGTAGATTCAATCGCAAAACCAACCCAATAGCTTGTGTTAGCAAAAACAGATCGTGTTAGTGCAGCACCTACTTGATAAGGGGTCTGTGAGTTAGGCAGAGTAAAGCTACTGGAATATACCCCACTCTGTCCAGAGCTGTTCCACATAGCTAAAGCAGTTGTGGCGTTTGAGCTGTTGTAGGCCGTTAACTCTACATAGAGTGCAGAAACCAAACCTGGCTTGGCAGCAGCTCCAGTTTTTCCAGGTGCATCCCTACCAGAGATGTCGGGCATAGTAATGAGCTGAGCAATGTTGTATGGGGGTCTATTACCCATGAAAGGGTCAGCGCGCCTAGTTGCACCATTACTGTAAGTTGCCATCTGCTATAACACCCACTCAGTAGCGTAAGACTCAAAGGCTCGCTCAGGTTGATAGTCAGGTGCTTCTGGGTCTGTCGAGTTGTAAACAGGATCGTTAGCACCGTCAAAGTAAGCATCTACAACAGGCGTTGCCTCAATCAAAATAGCGTCAAGGAATACTGCGCTGGTGGATGGTGTTTGCCTAACGCTGATACCAGAGAACAGAGTGCTGGCACTAAGACCTGTGTTTATTCTTGTCCACTCCGAGTCAGTAACCGATGCTGTTGAAGCTGAGTATTGTGAGTAGGCAGTTCCGCTAGGTGAGGTAAGAGCAGCTACCTCGACCACAGCAGTCCCAGAGCTTGCCCTAGCGTAAACAGATAGGTTGTAGTCAACACCGACTTCACTTGTAAAGTATTGCTCGGCAGTAGCACCAGCGGCTAGTTGTCCACTTGCTGTGCCAATGTAAGCCTGAGCTGTTGATCTAGTGATTGTACCAGCGGTAGAAATCCACCCAGTTGTGTTGTTCTCAAAGCTTGGGTTGTAGCAAAGGTTGAGTCTGGTGTATTCGTAGCTTGGGTTGTTGACATCGTTGTTACGGCTTCGGAATACTATGCGACCTGACTTGTCAATAAAGAGTCTGCCTGGTTCTGCTTTTTCAACTTCTTGTAAATAACTGAGAGCATTAGTTCCATCGCTGACAGCATAGTCACCCATAGTTGCCACACCAGTAGAGATAAGCCGAGATGATGAAGGCCAAACTGCTGTGCCACCGACTTCAGGCTTTAGCAACACATTTAGGATTCGTGCGCTACTGAGTTGTTCGGTTGGGGTGTAGGCAGCAAGGGTCTGGTTGTTTAGGTTCCAGAAAGCGTCAGAGGCAACAATCTCGGCGATGGACTCACCTGTTGGGGAATAGCTAAAGTTCCAGTCGGTAATGTAGCCGGTAAAGACAATCTGGTTCTCTTTGTAAACCTTGACCTCACCTGTTGGAACAATCAAACCTTGGTAGGGGCTAGGGCCGTAGTCAGGGTCATACTGTCTGCGTTCGTTGTTTAGCTGGATAGAACAAGAGGCAGCGTTGAAGGTATCCTGCTGTGGGTCTTTACCTCTAGTGACATTTACGCTTAGGACATCTGCGCTGATGTCATTGAAGTTGACAGGTACGCCAGATTCAGCGAATCCAAACTCTACTTTGATTGACACTTAGCCTCTCCAAGCTGTACCTGATTGACGCTCAAAGTCCTTGATGGCGTTTACTACTGCTCTACCTATGTCCGATCCAGTAGCCATTCCACCTGAAACATTTATATTGTAAGTGTTGCCAGCCTTGCCAGTAAAGTCACCTAGTCGGTCAAGAGGGATAACGGCCTCAGCCTGACCACCCTCAGCGATGTTGGCAAGCACTCCACCTGGTCGGGGCATTACGATTCCACCCTCGGCAAGTCTAGGGATAGCAACCTTGCCAATTTTAGGTATCTGCAACTTTATGCCAATGACCTCGCCAGCCTTTAGGACTGTGTTGATGAGATCAAGTAGCTTATTGACTCCAGCAATGACTGTGTTGATGTAGCCCTCAATAATACCTATCACGCCATTAAGTGCACCTTTAGCTATGCCAACAAGACCATCAAAGATAGCTGCAAAGAAAACACCAATAGCCACAAGTCCTTCACCAATGCTTGCAACAAAGCCAGCAAACCAAGCACCAATTTGAGTAAACATTTCTCCCCAGCTACCGATGAAGGTGTTGACAAGGTAGTCAGCCAGCAGAATCAAAGCACCAACAAGCAAAGCAACAAGAGTAATTATCTTGACAATCGGGTTAGCGTTTAGGGCAAAGTTCACAGCCAAGATAGCGATTGCTAGTCCAGCAAAGATAGCGGTTAGCGTTGTAAAGATGCCGGTGTTCTGACCGACATAGCTAAAGAAGGCAACAATAGCTGGGGTGACAACCTGCAGAATAGGGAGCAAGGCTTTACCCAAAGACTCAGCCACCTCTCCAAAGGCAACACTCATTCTTGCTGAGTCTGTTGCGGTAGCTTCAGCAGCTCCACCAAACTGTGTTTCAAGTTCGTCAAGAATCATGTTTTGTGCGCTTAGAGTATCTCCGACAGCTACAAAGTTCTTGATGCTTGCTTCTTGTTCGTCACTAAAAAGAACACCGGCTCGGCGTAGGGCTGTTAGACCAAGGATAGGGTCTTGCAAAGCCTTACCAAGTCGGATGGCGTTGTCCTCACCTGTGCCACCCAATACTGCCGCCATGTCAAAAGCTGACTGTGTTGCTCTGTCGAATGAGCCACCAGCGACATCAGCGGTAGCGGCTAACTCCTTGAAGCTAAGTAACTGTGCTTGAGTTGAAAGAATCAGCTCATCGTCAACAGCAATCTTGTTCATTGTTTCTGTTGCGAAAGCCTTGAGCCTATCGGTCACAGCTTTGGTGTTATCTCCAAACAAGCCCATAGACCTAGCAACGCTGTCAAGTCTGTTGTTGGCAACCTCGGCTTCCTCTGCTGCTCTTAGTGCGCCAACAGCCATACCACTTAGTGCGGTTAAACCAATGATTGCGGCAGGGGCAAGGCTACGAGATACAGCAGCAACCTTTTCCATCGGGGTATTGAGTCTGTCTAGTTCCCTAGTTAGCTTGTCAAACCCTGTGCCATTGAAGTTGCTGAGGATGTTGATGTTAATTGACACTAGTTGCCACCCTCAATTTTCAGGTTGCGATTTACTTTTGCCATGTATTCCTCGACACCAGCTACAACGCTTTGCTGAATCATTGGCAACTGACCTTCAGCCTCAGCCCAGATGTAGCGAGATGGTCTGCCACCTAAAGCCTTAATCATGTTTGCACCCTGAGTTGTAACCGAGTGCCGTCTGCGTGTGCCACGCCAGTCATAGAACTCTGTTACTGGCTTGCGAACTTTGTTAGCCTTACCAGCCATGTCAGCGATGTTTAGAGCAGCTCCACCGAACTTGACAGATAGCAAAGGTGTTGCACCTGTTACACCTCTACGAGCGTTGCGACCAGAAACAATAGTCTTGAAGTTGCCTGGCTTCCAGGCTGTTCTACCTTTATGGTTTCTGAATCCGCTGGTTGGGCCGAGCATGGGTGAATTGGCTAACACCCTGCTACCTAAGATATCACCTGTACGCTTCATGTGCGCTCGGATAGCAAAGAATAGGTCTTTATCAACATTGCGGATCTCGGCAAGGGTTTCCCTAACGCCGTACACCTCAACTGAGTGATTTACTTTCATTTTCTACCTACGCTTGTTCATGGCTTCTGATTTACCCTTCAGATACATCTGCATGGTAAACAGCATCCGTTCGGATTCCTGCATCAGCACCGATGGTGCTATCCCTGTTTCACAAGCCAAGGCTGCGATAAAGAGATGGGAGCTTTTTTCTCCCAGCCCCTTTATGCCTTTACTTTTGGGTCTGTATCGTCACCCTCGATGTTTTCAAGGGTGTCAACAAAGTCCTCAAAGCTCTTGTCAGTTTGCTTTCTGCGGCGTAGGGCGTTCCAAACAATGTAGGCAAGGTAAGTCAGGCGTGGGTCTTTCTGAATCGTTGTTACAGCAAGGTTGAACTTATCCTCGAAAGCGATAAAGTCCGGTGTGCCACATACAACTGATTCCTTAGAACCATCAACAAACTCAACTTTGAAAGGGATTTGCATGGCTCTACGCCGTTGCTCTGGTCAATGCTCCCGATAGCGGCCACGAGATGCTCACAGTTGCGAGATCTCCTACTGTGGAGGCGTAGGGAGTGTATTGGGTAACAAGGAAAGAACCTGAGTAGCTAGGGTTACTTGAGGTAACAGTTCCTGAAGTTGGGACTACAACAACAGTTGCGTTAGTTCCAAGTAGAGGCCAAAGGATAGAGTCAAGTGCGCCAGCAGCAAAGTCCTGGTGGAACTCTAGGGTGATTGAACCAGACTTTAGTCCGGCAATCCTAGTGCGCCACTCAGAGCCAAAGGCTGTGGTTTCCTGCTCATCTATTTCGATTGGTAGTTCAACAGATGCCAGCGATGTGCTGAGGTTGGTTCCGTTGATTGTGACTTTATAGTCGGTTGCGACAAACTTTGCCAATTTATTTTCTCCTAATCGGCATACACTTCAACAGCGAATTCCGCTGCTAAGTATGTGCCATCATTCATCTGGATGGGTGTGTAATTTCTCATTTCAGACACTCGGCAATCATAGGCATTACCACCAAGTGTCTTATCTGATTCTACTGCGTTCTTGATACTTGAGGTGCCTGTGCTTGAGCAGTAAGCATCTAGTGTCCGTTGTGCAGTTCTTTCATCAGCCCTACCGACAATGACCACCACAGCAAAGCCGTACTGAGTCATTCCCTTTGCGAACGCCTGGTTGTAGTCAATGGTTGTTGGTCTGACTAGGGCAATCGGTGGGTTGGGATTGTCTGGCATTTCAGGGCTAGTTCTAAGCCCAGTTATTGTGCCAAGGTTGGTGGCGATAGCGGTTCTTAGAGCTGTGATGCTTGCCACTATGCAAACCTGATTCTGCGGTATGGGCCAACTAGCTGAGCCACATCTGGATCAAGTTGGTTACTGACTCGCATGATTCCGATGTCAGAGATGCCTGCAACACCAAGAGGGCTGTCTAGTCGCTTGTAGATTCGGCTGGACTGGATGACACAAGCCTGAGTTACAGCGATTGGGACTGCTGACCATCCCCAAGTTCCTGTGACCTGCACAGTTGCTTCACCTTCCCATTGGGTAAACAAGTAATCACCAACAGCCCGGATGTGAGTGTAAGAGGTGGGCAATCCGTCAACTCTGCCGTTTAGTGGTTCGAGCTGGTAGTCGTTAGCAGTCCAAGTTTGGTCAAAGCTACCATCATCGTCTGACTTTGTTTTCAGTTCGGTCAAGGTGATTAGATCGTCAATCTCGGTGATTAGATAATCGTTAGGGGTAAAGATTCGGGTAGCTGTGCCAGTAGCTGAGAAGCTGCGGTTGGTGTATCCGTCAATCGCTCGAGAGCCTGACTCAATAGCCATCTCTAGCAGGGTGTCATCTACGCTGTCTGTGATTCTTAGTGCTGCCTTGACTTGAGCAAGTGAGGCATAGCCTTGAGTAATTGCCATAATGTTCTCTATTCTATCGTCTGAAAAGCATACGCTCTTTGATGGCTGTTGAGCTTATTCCCCTGGTGTAAGGAATGTAGATAAGGGCAATGCCTCTAGCGTCTAACCAATCTTGGTCAAAGTTCATCTGCTTGTGGTAATCCTTGACAGCCCAATCCGAGCCTATTGCAATTATGTCAGGCATCACGCTATTTATTGCTTGAGTGCTATCTGGCCCACCTGAGTTAGTTATGACCTCGGCAACATAGCGACACGATCTAATCACCTCACGCCTGTCGCTGAAGCTTAGGACTGGTGGCTTGCCCTTGTATTCCTCAATAAACTCATCGGTGTTTAGGGAAACAACCACATCGCCTAACTCGGCACAGCGTTGCAAGAATCTAACATGACCTGCGTGGAATAAATCGAAAGTCCCACCTGTGTAAACTAAGTTCATTCCCAGCCGTTCTCTCGTCTTATGTCTAATGACCAACCACCTGCCGAGTAATCATTACTGTCCATTTTAGACTGGTAGTGCTTCTCGTTTCTGGAATAGGTGACAGCGTTCTTTTCCATGTATCCAGCCTTGATGGTTGAGCTGTTGTCATGTTGAACCTTGATGTCTAAGAGCCTAATGTTTACACCGACAAACTCAGCCCTGCGAGAGTAGTCATTGTCCTCGAAGTAGGCAGGGAATAGTGATTCATCAAACAGCCCAATGTCGTTGACTGCTTCATCTCCCAAAGCGAAAGCCTGCCAATGAGGTGCATCACCTGTAAGGGTTATCTCATCCCTGCGAGCCTGTGAGAGTTTCTCTAAAGCACCAGGCTCAAAGACCACATCGTTAGAAACTATGAACCAGCGTTGAGCGTAAGGGAAGGACTTTATGCCCAAGTTCCATGATCCTGATACGCCGAGATTAGCCGGCATTGGTAGGTGTGTAACCTTCTTGAAGTTATCGCCAAGGTCAAGGATGAGCTTTGGCTGGTGGCTTGCACCATTGTCAATTATGAGCAGGTGTTCGACTGGGACATCCACGCTGTTGAGCATCCTCTGAAGTAAGTCATAGCGATTGAGGACTGGGACTATTAGGTTTTCAATCATTGCCATGTTCCCTTGTACTTTACGATGTAGTCATTTTCTAGGACTAAATTCGTTCGACCATACAGCTCTACCTGTCGAGTGGCGTTGCTATCTTTTAGCTCAGGGAATAGAACAGTCAAGTCACCGACAGTCTTGCAATAGTCCTCATGCCAAGTTATCTCGTTTCGTATTGCATCCGCCTTGTCAGCCATTACAGGGATGCCTATTTTGTCAATCACCCATCGCTCGTAAACACCTGCATAACAGCCGTAAAAGTAAGGGTCATCGGTTATAGCTACTGAGCCGGATAGTCCATCTAGTAAAGTCCAAAATCGGTCATCCTTGATTTGCCAAGAGTCTTGCAGAAAGAGAAACCTATCGGCTGTGGTGTTTTCCATAACCCAGCGCATTTTGCCAAGCTCATAGCCAGTATTGACAACAGCTATGTGTTCGCGCTTGATTGAAGCTGAGCAGTCTGCCAGCCACTTTTGCCTGTCTGGTGCTGAGCCGATTACTACAAGCATTATTTGAGAAGCTTCTTTAGTATTGGTAGCCAATGCTCATCCCAAACCTTTTCAACATCGAACTTGCTGGCAAAGTCTATGGCTACTTGTGATGGGCCACGCTCGACCTTGTATGCTTCCTCAAGGGCATTGACCAAGCTAGAGATGTTGGGAGTCATCCACCAAGCGTCTTGCCCTGCATCCCAAGTTAGCTGTCCATCGGTAAGCCAAGAGTCCTCGCTGATTAGGTCAGGGGTTGCTGCCCAGTTAGAGCCAATGACTCTAGTGCCACAAGCCTGAGCTTCAAGGGCAGGAACCCCAAAGCCCTCACCAAAGCTAGGGGCCAGTAAAACATCCATGCGTGAGTAGAGTGCGGCTAGGTCTTGCTGGGCTAGTCCAAAGCGGTAGTCATTCGGGTTAGGAAAGATTACCTGATCCTTTCTAATTCCTGTCGAGTTGAGGATGTTTAGCAAGTTCCAGCCACCAGCCTGTCCTACTGCGTCTGTGTGTAGATACAGCACAGCGTCAGGGTGAGCTTTGGCAAACAAGCTAAAAGCAAAGATAAGTTCTCCAAAGGCTTTGCGGTGAACTAGCCCTGATGCCTTGTTAGCGGCAACAACTCCAACGACAAAGTTATCTGGCTCTAGTCCCATGTAGGCGTTTATCTCATGTCTGCCTATTTTGCTGGTTGGCTTGTAAACCTTGGTGTCTATTGCGTGAGGTGCGTACTCACACTCAATACCCTTTTCGGTTAGCTGTCTGACTCCATGAGGTGACATAGCGATTGGGGTTACATTGTCTTTGCGTAGGAACTTCTCTACCTTTGGGGGAAGTGTCACATGGTCGAGTGGTGTCCAAGCACCGATGGGGAAGTCATCGTATCCGTTGGCAAGCATTACCCAAACATCGTAAAGGCTGATAAAGAGATTAGGTTTGTCTTTTCCGGCAATAAAGGATTTGTGATCTACTGGTGCCGAATCATTTGAGTAGAGGTCTATTCCTCTGGGGTAATGTGGGACATTCCCAAAAGGTGTTTTGATTGTGCTTGGGATTCCCTCTAGTCCGTAATTGGACAACATAGCGACATCAAGACCTGAACGCTTCAATCGGTCAACAAGCATTGTGGCCTGTTGTCCGTATCCTGTTGGTGCGTTGTAGCTATTAGACCAGACGCTTACTGCGCCGTTTAGTTTCTCTTTATTCGTAGGCATACAAAGATAATAGCAAGAAAAGCAGGGAACACAGTCCTACGCTCTGTGTCCCCTGCCCTATAAGTTTAGGGTAATTGGTGGTAGGCTAGAAAAATACCCCTGCGATGCAGAAACATCCAGGGGCGTGGTCAGACTGAAAAGGAGTCCAACATGACCGAGTATAAGGCTTGTAGCAAGTGCAAGCAAGTCAAACCGACATCTGAGTTCGGGATAAAGCGTTCAACTAAAAGTGGCCTCTATTCACAATGCTTACCATGTACAAGATTGGCTAGAGCTGAGTATCGTCAAAGGTGCGCCGATTCAATCAAAAAACAGCAACGAAGTAACTATCTTAGAAATGCTGAAAAAAGGAAAGCCTACGCTGAGGCTTGGCATAAGGCTAATCCAGATAAGTTCAGGTCTTATCAAAGCATATCCAAAAAGCGTAATAAAGAGTCCATAGCTGCTAATACCAGACGGAGAAATGCCAAGCGTAAAGAAAATGGTATTTATAGAATAAGTAAACAAGAGCTAATAAAACTAAATCAGGGTTCTTGTTTTTATTGCGGATCAACCCAACGAATAACTGTTGACCATGTAGTGGCTATCTCAAGAGGTGGAACTGACTCTATTGGCAATCTTGTTTCGGCCTGTAAGTCTTGCAACAGTCAGAAAAGACAACTGACAATTATGGAGTGGCGTTTATTTAGAGGAAAGAGGAAACCCCCCAAAGCCTAAGCTCTGAGGGGTTCCTTGGATTTCCAGTTGGAAACAAGTTATTAGCTTGCGCCACCCTTGAAAAATCCGATGTGAGTTGCGTGAGTTAGTCCACCATCAAGACGGATTAGGCCTCGGTAGGTAACTGTGTCGGTGTTGAACGCAAAGTCTGCACTCTGGTCAACACGGATTCCGCCAGCAACACGAACCTTGAAGCTCGGTAGGTGACCGAATAGAACCGACTTGGTTCCAGTTCCTACTGCTGCAACATTTGGGTTCTCGAATACTGGGTAGCCAAGCAAGGTTGCTGGCTGACCTGGTACTGCTGAGTTAGTCCAGATGTAGTTACCTGCACCATCCTTTAGCTTGCGAGCTGCTGCGATACCTGACTTGCTCATCTGGAAGCCTAGACCTGGCAATACTCTTGCGCCGTCTGCGATTCCGTAAACAAGGTCAATTAGGTTCTCGTATGAAGCTGCTCCACCAACACCGGTTCCACCAGTTACTACCGAGCCAGCGGCTGCGGATAGCTTTGTGGTTAGAACAGAGTTAGCCTGAAGACCCAAAGAGGTTCCTAGCTGTTGTGCGATGTAGCTTGAGATGTTGAATCCAGCGTCAGTTACTAGTTCCTGAGCTACCTGAACAAGTGCGCCGTACTTCTCAGCACCAAGAGTGATGGATGAGAATGTTGGGTTGCTCTCGGATATAGTTCCAGCGGCTGCTACTGATCCAGCGGATGAGGTTGCAGTTACTGTTGGGATTACTAGGTTCTCGCCAGAGGTGGTGTTGAAAACCTCAGAAACAGTCAGCATTGGGCCAACTAGCTGAGCGATCTCGAATACCTGGTCAAAGAAAGACTGACCAACTGTGTTAGCGGATGGTACTAGAGTACGAGCCTCACGGCCGAACTCGTATCCACGCATTTCGCCAGAAGCGATTGAGCGAAGGATGTCAGCGTCAGAGTTCTGAGCTGTTGCTACTGATGGTGCGAATGAAGCTGCTGCCTCAGATGCGCGAGCTTCGCGATCTGCTAACTTGCGAGCAGTTTCGATTGTTGCATCGGCTGAGTCGATGTCAGCTTCGATACGAGCAATCTTTTGGTTTTCCTCAGCAGATAGTCCACGCTTTTCAGCCTCAGCAAAGTCTAGAACTTCTCTAGCCTGTGCGATTAGGTTGTTGCGGGCATCCATCTGAGTCTTAATGAAATCAGACATGATTTCCTTTCGGATTAGATGATTATGGGATTCCTGCGGTGCTGACACTCAACAGATACAGCGGTGCTTACACTCAACTGTTAGCTACAAGTTTATAGGCGAAAAAAAACCCCAGCTCAGGAAAGGGGGCCGAGCTGGGGCTAAAGAAACTCTATCGGGTTTCTTTGGTATCCATAACCCTTGCTTCTTTGGCTGGGTTATATGAGTTCTTGTTGTCTAGGTCAAAGATTGCATTAGCTAGGTCATCTGCCATGTCAGCGATAACACCGACTGATGGGTTGCCAGCGGCCTTTAGTATTGCGTTCTTGATTTCATCTTTGGTAGCCATGTCTAAATCCTTTTCAGTAGAAGGTCGAATTGCTTTTTCTTTAGGTCTAGCAAGTCAAGGCCGTTGTCAATTACTTCCTCAATCTCAGGCTGTGCCTTTAGCTTGTTGACCACCTCGGTAATCAAGTTAGCGTTAGCCTCGTCAAGTTCCTCACCTGACTCTAGCTTTAGCAAGGCATCGGCTAGTTGGTCTGGGTTGATGGTTTGAGCTGATCTAACCTGTGCGGTGGTAGCCTCATAAGCTGGGAAGCTCACAATACTCACCTCGAATAAACGAACTGATTCAAGTGTGCGTGTCTTGCCATCGCTTGCCCATGAGTCTTTGATGACATTGAATCCGAAGCTCATAGAGCTAATTACTTTACTGCGTAACAGCTCTGCTACATCCCTTCCCCTTGTTGTGTTGGGCAGGGAAGCTGTGACCTTTAGACCTCTTGAGTCCTCGACCAGTTGCATAGTGCCACCTCTGAGGGAAGCTAGTGGCTCACCTGAGTCATGGTTCCAAAGTAGCTTTACCTCGTTGCGAGATTGTAGGGAACGCTTGAAAGCACCAGGGGCAACATACTCAACAAAGCCACCTAAGTCCTCGGATGGAGAATTGAAAACTGAGGCATAGCCGGTGAAGCTCATGCCGTCACCTTCAGCCCTGACCTCAAAGTCAACGCTGTTGGTTCTTATCTCTGGCTCTTTATTCTGTGGGCCGTCAATCTTTAGTGCGATTGCTCTGGCAACATCTAGCCACTTGTTCTTGTTTTCCATGCGATTATTTTCCTCTGCTCTGATTCTAGCAACTACCGAATCAGCGTAGTCTTGGGTTCTTTGTGCTGCTCGCTTGCTTGGCCCTGATCCCCAAAGTAAGTGAGCCACTACACCTGCG